GGAGGGGCCGGACCCGGCGACGTATGCATGGCACGCCTTACACGAGTCCGTCATTAACGAGGAAGTAGGCAACCGCTTGCGCCGCAGGCGCGGCGAAAAAAAGACGGAGGGATACAAGCTGCGGCGGGGAAAAATCAGCCGGCGCTTAGGCTATCTAGGCTCCGCCGTTATGCGTATGCGCGGGCGGAAGATTCCCGGAATCAGTATCAAGGGCACCGCTGTCGAAAAGGCTTTCACGGCGGGCTATTCGAAGTTCCGGAAAAAGACGCTGATCCCTGCGGTGCGCGTCGCGTTCTATCCGGAAATCTTAAAGGCCGTCGGCGTCGACATGTAGTTAGGGGGCAGCATGGCGGAGGAAAAACGAAGTCTAATCTACGAACTCCTGGTGGAAGCCAAGGGGGCCGACAAGGTTAAGGACGAACTAGCCGGAGTCTCGAAAGGCCTTTCGCAATTGTCGGGCGTTGCCAAGGGGGCGCTTGGCATTCTCGCGGCGGGCTTCGCCCTCAAGGGGATCGCCGCCGCCGTCGACGAGCTCACTAAATTCCGGTTGGCCATGGAGACGTTAGGCCTCTCCGCGCAGGAAACCTCCGCGACGCTCGCGAGTGTGCAATCGACGGCGTTCGCGACGGGTAAGTCTATCCAGGAAGTCGGCAAGGTGTACGGCGAAGCGATACAGCTTAACCAAGCCTTGAGCCGCAGTAGCGCCGACGCCGCGCGCAGCGCGTCCGCGTTCGTCAAGATCGCGAACGCGGAGGGCCGCAGCGTCGCGTCCGCCGCCGCACAAATCAATACGCTGACATTCGCGATTGAGTCCGGGACGCTCAACGGCAAAGCGTTTAACACGATGCTCAAGGATTCCCCGACGTTCGCCCGCGCCGCGCAGGAGGCGTTAGGCCTAACGACGCAGCAACTGGTGGCGCTCGCGAAAGAGGGGAAATTAAGTTCGGAACAATTGACGGAAATCATTCTCAAGGTAGAGGAACTAGGCGAGCAAACCGGAACCGTCGTCACGCTTGACGGCATTGTCCAAGGACTCAAGACACTAACTACCAGTTTCATACAGGCGACGGCGGAGGCGGCGGGCTTCAGCGCGAAGTTAGGACCCGGCGCGTTGTCGACGCTCCAGGATTTCCTGGACTTCTTTGTCGGACTCGGCAAGGTCATAGGCGGGACGACCCGCTTTGTTAGTAACTTCATTCAGGAAATGATTTCGGTCGCGCGGCTGTTCGCGCAGCTTGCGGCGGACCCGTTCGATTGGAAAGCAACCTTTGGCCGGTACAGCGAGGACCTAGGCCAGGACCTCGCGGATATGGAGGAATCAATCTACTCGATTAACGCGGGGCTTAAGCAAGCGACCGGGAACAACCCGGAGCGCGACCCCGCGACCGTCGCGCAGCGCAAGGCGGAACAGGACCGGCGCGACGAGGCGGCGAAACAGGCGGCGCGGGATCGTGACCGCGTGAAAGCGTTCGGCGATTCGTTCGACGCCGCGATAAAGCGGCAGGAGGAACAGCGCAAAGAACTCGCGCGGCAAGCGGAGCGCGACGCTAAAGAGGCGGAGCGCGAAGCGAAGCGGCTAGCAAAGGAACGGGCGGACGCGTCGGCGGACGTGTACGCCAACATGCAAAAGGAACGGGTCGCGCATTTTAAAAAGGGCGAAAAGGAAATAGAGGACTATCTAGAAACGCAAAGCAAAAAGGGGATAGAGGAATTCCTTAACGAGAAAATCCCCGACATTACGGACCTTGTCCTGGATCAGTTCAAGGAAATCGAAGCGGCGACCGCCGTCGTGGAAAATGCTTTCGCGGACCTATTCAGCGGCGGCATACACAACGCGCGCGAGTTCTTTGCGGTCGTCACGCAGGGCCTAGCTAACATCTTTGCACAGATTGCCGCGCAGCAAGCGACGGAGGGTCTTACGGATTTCCTAAACGATATCCTAGGCGGGATCAGTTGGGGCAAGTCGGGCAAGTCGGCAGCGGAGCTAATTCAGATAGGCCCGCCGCGACCGTCGGCGATGGGCAACGCGTTCATGCGCGGGCACGTGATCCCGTTCGCGTCGGGCGGTGTTGTGTCGGGGCCTACGACATTCGGCATGGCGGGCGGTGCGACCGGCGTCATGGGCGAGGCGGGACCGGAAGCGGTTATGCCGCTGCGGCGGACTAGCGGCGGGAAGTTAGGGGTATCGGGGTCCATGCCTAACATCACGGTCGTTAATAACCTAGGCGTCCCCGCTGCCGCGCGCATGAAACAGAGTAACGAGCGAATGACGCTGATCCTGGAGGCGGCGCAGATGGGCGCGAACCTTGCGGAGGGGCGCATTAACCGCAGCTTACGCAGCGGCTACGGGTCGACCGCGCAGTCCGTTCAAGGGACGTACGGCTTGCGGCGGAGGACCTAACTAATGGCAGGCCTGCCGTCCTGGAACACGCCCTTATTCGGGTGCCTCACGCGCGACAATACGAACGTCGAAAGCGTCCTACGGACGACGCTGTCGGCAAGCCTGCCGGAGCCGTTCGTCTCGCGTAAGGCCGACACCTCCGCGCCGGTTAACGTGACGTTCGGAATAGATGTTAGCGAGGCGGGATGGCGGGCTTGGCAGCAATGGTATACGTACGACCTCGCGGACGGCGTCCTTTCCTTCTACCTCTATCTACCCTGGGGGACGCTGCAGCCGCGCGTTCGTGCGCGGTTGATAGGTGCGTGGCACGCCTCGCGCGTCGCGGGTCTGCGTTGGCAGGTGACGGGCCTCATGGAAATTGAGCGTTGGACCTTGCCGCGTTTTTCCGGGGGCGCGAATGCCTGATCCGCGCGCAACGCCGCGAGCGTCGGGCCCGCCGCCCGTGTGGCCTAACACGCTCCCGAATCCGACGGAGGAAGGATTCGCCGTAAACGGACCTAGTCGCGTGGAAGTCGCGGACGTGCTGTTCGGCGTGACGCGCCTCGCGGTCAAGTCGCGGACCGCGCCTATGTCCTGGGAGTTCACGGTCGAACTCACACAATCTCAAATGCAAACCTGGGAGGGGTTCTATCGTGACTGCGTCGAAAACTATGACGGGGAATTCTACGCGCCGTGGATCGGCGGCGACCGGGTTGTCTGCCTCGCGTCTAACTATACGCTTGCTCCGTTCGGCAGCGGCTGGGTCCTTGCGGCTGTCGCAATCCGTACACGTATCGACTACACCGCCTGCGACGCCATCACTAACGCCGTCTTTGGAAACATCTACCGCGCGAACCTTGCGGCCCCGGATATCTATGAAGCGGACTTAGCGGCGGTCGACCTCTATCTAGATACGTTCGACCTGCAACTAATCGCGGACAACGAGTGTTAGGCCATGCCCGCAACCTTTGACCCCGAATTCGCGAAGTGGCTTACGCAGCACGGGAACGAACGCGCGACGGCGGTTAACGTGTTGGAGTTCGTGCACCCCGCCTGGGGCGCGCCGATTTTCGTATGTGATCACGGCGAAGTATTCACCGCGCAGACCGAACCGCCCGTGGTCACGTTCAACGCGCAGCCGCTAGGGTTCATGGCGGATATCGCGTCCGACAACGTGAGCACGGAGCAACGGGTCACGATCACGATAGACAACGCGAACGGGCTCGTGGCGCAGCAATTGCGGGCGCTGACGGACGAGGACAAACAAACCCCGGTGCATATCATCTATCGCGCCTATCTAGACACGCGCCGCAGCGCGCCCGCTATTGATCCGCTCGACTTGTTCGTGGTGTCCGTGAGTATGACCCGCCTCGCGGTCGAATGCGAAGCAAGCGCGGAAGTCCTGCCGAATATCGGCGCGGGCATTCGCTACACCCTAGACCGATTCCCGCCCCTGGCCTATCTATGACGCCGCGCACCTCCGCCCCTATGCACCTCGTCGGCGCGCCGTACAAGCGCGGCGGGACGAACGCGTCGGAGGGGTTCGACTGTTTCACCTTGTTAGCGCACGTCCGCCGCACGCACTATCACCGCCCGACGCCTAGCGCCGGAATCCCCGCCGACGATATCCCTAGCGCGCAGGCGGCGGCGCTCGCGATCTATCGGGCATTAGGCGGGCGCGAACATATGCCTAGCCCCTGGCGCGAGGTCGAACCCGCCGACGGCTGCGCGGTCGCGTTAGGCCGTTCGAAATACGGGCGGCTGCACCATTGCGGGGTGCTAGTCGATAACGGAATCCTTCACGCCCTGGAATCCGTCGGCGTCGCGTACACGCCGTTAGAGCGCGCGTTCTATCTATACGGGCGCGTGGAATTCTACGAATGTCGCAGCTAATTGTTATTAACGATTCCCTGCGCGGCGAACGCGAGCGGCTAGACCTCTACTGCGGTGAGTCGCTTGCGTCGAACCTGCGGCGGCATTGGCCGGGCGGAATCGCCGGGCCCTGGCGCGTGTACCGGGACGCGGTGCACGCGGACAACGAGGTCGCGGCCCTTGACCTGCCGGGCGAGATTGTTAGGCCATTCACCACGTACATTCTCGCGCGCGGCACGGCGGGCGACCCGTTCTCGTCGTTCCTAATTAACCTCGCGATTTCCCTGGCGTTGTCCT